GTATTCCAAGTTCTACGTCTTCAAGTTCTACTTTGCCTAGTGGATCAATTATTCTTTGGTCAGGCTCTATCGGTTCTATTCCTAGCGGATATTATTTATGTAATGGCTCAAATGGCACACCAAATCTTCAAGATACATTCATTGTCGGTGCAGGAAACTCTTATAGTGTCAACGCAACTGCTGCAGTATTTAGTTCAGGCTCAAGCGCACCTAATTACTATGCTCTTTGCTATATTATGAAGTCATGACCATGAGCGATATTGACATGTTCAAATATGGTCAGCTGGTAGCGACTGTAGAAACTCTTGAGAAAAAGATTGACAAATTAGAGGCATCTGTTTGTCATTTGGTTGAACTTGCCAATAAATCAAAAGGTGGGTTTTGGGTTGGCATGATTGTGGTATCTGCAATCAGTTCTTTTGTTGGTTTTGTTGTCCATTACCTAACGGGGAAATAAAATCGACCCCTTTACCCTTGCAATGATGGCTTTCTCTGCTGTAAAAAGCGGAGTTGCTGCCTATAAGGAAATTAAATCTACTGGCGGTGAAGTAGTCAAGATTGTCAATGAGTTGGGTGGTGCGCTTGGTAGTTTCTTTGACCATCAAGAAAAAGCGCACAAGGAAGCGGAGGAACAGAAAAAGAATCCTCCCAAGGGTAAGTCATTACAGGCAATTGCATTAGAGAATGTACTGCGTAGAAAGCAATTAGAACAGGCTGAGTACGATTTAAGGCAGATGTTGGTGTATGAATCACCGCCAGAACTCGGTGCAGTATGGACAGAATTTGTAGCGGAACGTCAAAAATTAACGACAGAACAGGCAAAACATAATGCTATATTAAAAAAAAAGAACAAGCTAACGAAAGAAGAAGAGTTGAACGGCTGGAGAAGTGGAATATTAGAATTGCAATTTGTGTTGCGGTCTTGGTGGTCATCCTCACATTTGCAGTATTAATGTATGAGATTAATCAAGATTACAAAAACAAGAAAAGCGGACAGGACTGGCACATTATGTTTATGAAACACTATTATGACGACTCAATAAACGCAGAATGTGAGCATTTATTTAGACAGACAGGCTATTGGCCTAAATATTGTAAGGACTGACATGGATTGGATTAAAACGATTGAACAACTAGCACCGACTATTGCTTCAGCATTGGGTACTCCAGTAGCGGGAATGGCGGTATCTGCGCTTGAATCTGCGCTGGGCATGAAGTCTGAGGACATCCAAAAGAACATTGAGGACAGTAAATTAACTGCCGAGCAAGTTGCATCTATACAACAGGCTGAGATTGCGTTAAAAGCTAAAGCGCAAGAGTTGGGTTTGAACTTTGAACAATTAACAACCCAAGACCGAGCATCTGCAAGGGATATGCAAACTAAACTACATTCAATTGTTCCGCCTACATTGGCCATATTGGTTACTTTGGGGTTCTTTGGAATACTGATAGGTCTTATGACCGAACAATTTAAAACGTCAGAAGCATTGATGATTATGCTTGGCAGCTTAGGAACTGCTTGGACTGGAATAATTGCCTATTATTTTGGGTCAACACTAGGCTCACAAAACAAAGACATAATGCTTCACAATTCAATACCAAACACAAAATGATTAATTCAAGAAACTTAGATGATCTCCTACCGCAAGTTAAAGCAAGAGTTGAAGATTTTATTAAGGCTTGTCAGCATAATGGCATCGACATCTTGGTTACTTCTACATATCGGGATTATGAAAGTCAAGATGCTCTTTATGCTCAAGGGCGCACAACTGAGGGCAAGATTGTCACAAATGCAAGGGGAGGTGACTCTTTTCACAACCATCGTTGCGCTGTGGATATTGTGCCTGTGGTTAATGGCAAACCAGACTGGAACGGAAGCCATCCAGTTTGGGCACAGATAGGGCAACTTGGAGAAGAATCAGGACTGGAGTGGGCTGGTAAATGGAAATTATTTAAAGAACTGGCGCACTTTCAGTACACAGGCGGTTTAACAATAGAAGAACTTAAAGAAGGCAAGGTAATAGCATGAAGAACTTCAAAATTGAAGGCAAAGAATACAAGTCACCCAAATCACATTATGTGGTTTTAAGGGAGCATGAAAAGAAAACTGAACACGAGTTGCACAGACTAGAAGACAAACTCAAAAAGCATGAGAATTTGCCTATGGAAAAGGCACATCCGATTAAATAAGACTATTCTTGTAGTCTATATAGGTTTGGGGTAGAGGCACATTATCAGGCCACAAATTAGCTTCAATTAGCCAGTAAACTGTTTTCAGGTGCGCTCTATCCCAGAGCCTTTCACGTTCTTTCTTGCTGTAGATAGAACCTTGGTCTAAATCCATGTGGCAAACATGGCATAGGGCAGCGATCATATTGTCGTCTGCTTTTATAGCTCTACCTTTGCCATGCGCTCCTTGATTAGAGTGTGCGCCAACAATCGTGCCATCATCTATTCCACACATGGCGCAATTCAGATATTGGCAGTTATCCAATAGCTTACGGCTGCGGATATATTCACGTTTGGGATTTGGGTTCATTTATTTCAATTTCGTTTTGGGCGCACCAAGCATAGAGCCATTCCACAAACTGTGATGCCTGATCCTTAGTAAATTTACGAGATTGAAGACCGAGTTGCACAATCCGATGACTATCTAAGCTCGGTACGACTTTACCGCTTCTAAGCCCTGTTTCTGATGCAAATTGGTCTATTAAAAAACGCTTCCAACTCTCCTCATCCCATTTAGCTCCAAGATGTGTAGCATGATGGGCAATATCAGCAATTATTGCGTGATATAACCTGTTTTGGTCGTCTGATCTAACTGCATCCACAATTTCCATGTCGAGCTGTTTACCAGTTTTAAGCGCCTCTAAAACTTTAGGCCAAACTCTGACCATTAATGCTTTGGCTTGTTCTTCATTTTCTAATTTAAATTTCATGGTTTTGACAACATAAGTTTCAGCATACGCATTGCGCTTTCAACTGAATCAACCAAGCAAAACGGCCCGCCTTTCCAATTTTCAGCAAAGTCTAGTTGGTTCTCGTTAAACCCTTTTTTGCCATACGCACTATCAGGGTTCTTCACCTCCATAAGTAGAGTTTCTCCCTCATACCCCACAAGAAGATCGCATGGTTCTTTGATGTAATACACAAAAGCCCCAGCCTCACGAAGAGCCTTGACTATTTCTGCTTGATTCTCGTCAACTCGTGCTGCTCGTCTCATTTTTCTTCCTATGTATCGTATTTTTTACATCTTCAGCCAAATTTGCAAATAATGCGTTACTTTGCATCTTCTGACGTACTGCATCCCTGATGTATTCTACCCAGCCAGGTTGCATTGCAAGGTGAGCGTACAGCTCTACAATCTCATCGTACATTTGTTCAAAAGGCTCATCCATTGACAATCCACTTTCTCATTTCGTTTGAATTGCGGTAGCCAATCGACTTGTAGAACCTTGGCGCAAGAACACGCATCTCTGGGGGCAGTCTAGGTAATCTATCTGCTACAGGGTATTTAGTCTCTTTTAAAACAGTTCCCTCTGGCCAAGGCGGTACTGGTTGCCAAATTGTTTTAATTTCCACGTCTTATCTCCATAATTTTTTGACGGATATGTTCAGGCATAGGTACAGCTTTTGCCTTTTCTGCATCTAGTTTAACAAGATAAGGGTCACGTTCCTGAACCATTGTAGAGACTTCAGGTATTTCAGCTCCATCCCAACGCTGTTGGTTTAAGTACACAAGGGGCGCTGGAATAAACGCTCCGTTGTCTTTGCGCCAGTCATTTGTGGTCTTCATCCACTCGACGTGTTTGATTATTTGATCGGCACACGCATCACAATAGTATTTCTGCCATTTTTTTAAACATTCTGACTTGCCTCCTTTGCGTGAACTACGAGGCCAGGCTTTCCAAAAATCTTCAAATGTCATTATTGCACCTTTATAAGTTTCATACCATATTCATTAGGTTCATTTGGTATTATTAAATCTTTTTTCTTAATTAGTAAGTTATGTTTAAAAACGTCAAAATCAACTCTATGATGCCAACGTCCATAACGATATACAAGACTAGCTAAATCTGGATGCCTGTCAACTAACATTTGTGATTTAGTAATAGTTCCGTCTTTTTGATAATCTTCAGTATTGCCGCCTTTAAGTTTTTGCGTTCCCATTTTATTCTGCAAAAAAGCATTGAATAAAACAGTACACCAGCCGTTTTGCAGTATTCTTATAGATAAATCTACATCTTCGTTGTATCGCAGCTCCCAACGCAGATCCAAGTCGTTCCTGATCAATATACAACTGAAGATTCTAGTGTTTAATCTAAAAGCAGGTTGTATTTCTCTAGCAACTGTAAAAAATCTGTATTGAAAACCAGCTTGACCAATGTTTTCATATCTATTTACAAAATCCTCGGCTGCTCGAAAAATTGCACCAGAAAGACAATTTATTTTTTTGTTGTAATTTAAACGCACAAAACCGTCAATATTGTCGTCAAGAATCCAATGATATTTATGTCCTTCAGAAATTGCGTGTTCCCAACACCAATTACGAGCAGGAATGCCTCCAAGTCCTAGGTTACTAAAAGGTAATACAAGAATTTTTTTAGAATCTATTACTGCTGCATAAGCATCATATTCTTGTGGTTCTATTACAATTCTGTAAGCTGTTTGCATTTTTTCTAATGCTTTACTTGTATACCTAGAATCAGCTCTACCTTTAGAAATTATATAAATTGGATATTGTGGTTCATTCTGCATCAACATAAACGACCCTATCTTCATCTTTCTTCACAGGAAATAAAACAGATTTAGTTTTAAAACTTATTCTTTGCCCTATAAGTTCAGAAAATGCGTTTATATCTTCTGTTGTTTCAAAATTAACTTGAACTGAAAATATAATTTTTTTGTCTTCTTGAATAAATGAAGGCATACCTTTCCATTCAGTAACCCAGTCAAATGTTTCTTCATCAAATAAATCTTTCATTTTTCAAGCCTTTCACGTTCTTTTTGAGCAATTAATGTAGCAAATTGAACTAAAAATTTATTGACTTCTTTAACTTGCACGTCAGGATTCCAAATTTTGAACCAAGTATTACTATTTAAATATGCTTGTTCGATAACTTCAAAAACATCATTTTCATTCATTTAGAAACTCCATAGGTTATGCTAGGGTGAATAGTATTCACTCTTCTCCAGCATTGTTGTTTAACATTATTCATCTTAATTAATCTTCTAAAACAAAAAACGCCCAAGTGCGCTTGACGAGTTTATTCGCTTATACATAAGACCTAGTTTTCACCTGAGTTGTCTTATGCTTTACCGATACCTAAACTAAGTTCGGTCACGTTTTGCACCCGGGTGTATAGGTGTGCGGTGTTTTCTTCCAAGCCATCCATTCAAATGCGCTGCTATCGTGTGGAGTACGATTACATTGAACAAACAAAAAAGCCACTTAAAAAAGTACCTTGGTCGAACTCCCCTCGTTTTTCACGTCAGGGACAAGATACTTATCTAAGTGGCTAAGTCATTGCGTTCGACTGCAATAGTTTCAATTATATCCTAATTTATAACATCAAACCATTCAGGTCGCAAAACTCTTAACTGAAATACTCTTAATTTAGGTATTTGTTGCCAATTATTAACAGCTTGACGTTTTATGCCAAGCAATTTAGCTAGTTTGGATGGTGATCCTGCTTTTTCTATAAAATATTGTTTGTCCATGTTGTTTATTGTACACATTTATTTACATATTTTAATTATTTTACTATTTTTGATGTTTTTCTGCACTATTCAGTAAATTATCGTTTACACTTCATTCATCAGCACAACGCTGATACTTCATTAGATAAATTAAGGACACATTATGAGTAATAGAAGTTATTTTGAAGAAGACGATGACATTAGAGAACTCAAAGCGCAAGACTTTTGGGAAGCTCGTCGATACAACATTCTGAGAGCAAATCCAATATGCTCAGACCCCGATCATCCTGGTTGCGACAATTGCATGGGGGACGAAGATGACAATTAAATTTTTCTACACCGGCAACGAAACAACTCGTACGTTTCCTCGCACATTAGCTGAGGCATTTCCCGCAACCCCACAACCCAATTTCGAGGATGATATGGATAACGAAGATAAATTAATCTGTTTGATTTGCGTAATCATGTTTGTGTTTACATTTACTTTAATGTTTTTGGGGGTTGTATGACTATCAACGACTTACTCAAACTTAACGTAAACGACCATACAGAGAAAAAAGGACAACTAACATACCTATCATGGGCGTGGGCATGGGCAAAAGCACTAGAAGCTGATCCAGGCGCTACATGGGACGTACAAATGTTCAACGACAAGTGTTTCATGGAAGTTAACGGAACTGCTATGGTGTTTGTCACAACTCAGTTATTTGGCAAACAAATGACTTGTCAACTTCCAGTAATGGATCACAGAAATAAGGCAATCATAAACCCTGATGCGTTTCAGGTTAATACTGCAATTATGCGATGCATGACAAAATCATTGTCATTGCATGGTCTTGGTCTATACATTTATGCTGGTGAGGACTTGCCCCAAGGTGAAGAACCTGAATCTTCTGTCAATGAGTCAGAAATGGCTGACTATATGGCTTTGTTTGAAGAATGTGTATCAATTGAAGCATTACAAAAAGCATTTGTGCAGGCAATTGCTGCAACAGATGGTGACAAAGATTGGCAAAAGAAACTTATAGGTAAAAAAGACGAGTGCAAAAAGAAACTTGGGGGTTTCAAATGACAAATAAAACTATTTTAGTTACAGGTGGCGCTGGTTTTATTGGTTCTCATTTGTGTTCAAAATTAATTGAAAATAATTGTTTTGTTTATTGTGTAGATAATTTATCAACTGGCTCAAAAAAAAATATAAATCATTTATTATCATTTGAAAATTTTAAATTTATTGAACATGATATTACTTGCAGTTTTGATTATGATAAAAAAATTAATGAAATTTATAATTTAGCTTGTCCAGCATCACCTATACATTATCAAAAAGATCCTATAAAAACAATAAAAACAAATGTATTAGGCTCAATTAATATGTTAGATTTTGCTCAAAAAATTAAAGCAAAGATTTTACAAGCATCAACTAGTGAAGTATATGGTGATCCTTTGCAGCATCCGCAAGTTGAATCATACTTTGGAAATGTAAACCCGATTGGAGTTAGGTCTTGTTATGACGAAGGAAAAAGATGTGCTGAAACTTTGTTTTTTGATTACTTTAGACAAAAAAATTTAAATATTAAAGTTGCAAGAATATTTAATACATATGGACCCAAAATGCAATTTGATGATGGTAGAGTTGTTTCAAATTTCATTGTTCAATGTTTATTAAATGAAGCAATAACAATTTATGGCAATGGGTCGCAAACAAGATCATTTTGTTATGTTGATGATATGGTCGATGGTTTAATAAAATTAATGAATACTTCTAAGTCAGTTACTGGCCCTTTGAATTTAGGAAATACTGGTGAAATTAGTATTAAAGATTTATCATCAATTATTGTTGAAATTACAAAATCTAAATCATCAATTAGATTTTTAAATTTACCGCAAGATGATCCAAAGCAAAGAAAACCAAATATTGATTTAGCTTATAAAGAAATTTTATGGTTACCTAAAGTTGGTATTTATGAAGGTTTAACAAAAACTATCAAATATTTTAAGGAAAACTTATGAAAGAAACAATATTTAGATTAGAGTTGCGTGATTATTTTGCAAGCCAAGCCCTTATTGGTATTATTTTTGGACGCAAAACAATCAACAAAGAAGTCATTGAGCTATCTTACAAAGTTGCAGATGCAATGCTTGTAGAACGTGAGTTTAAAAAAATTGAGCCTAGAGGCATAAATGGAGGTGTAGATGAATGATATTGAACAAGGCACAGAAGAATGGTTTGCCATACGTTGCGGAAAAGTAACAGCATCCAGAATTGCGGACATTATTGCCACGACAAAGTCAGGTTACTCTGCCAGTCGTGTCAATTACGAGGCGCAACTTATTTGCGAGATTTTGACTGGCAAACCAGCGGAATCTTTTACAAATGCTGCGATGGCATGGGGTACAGAGACAGAGCCATTGGCAAGGGCGCAATACGAGTTGAAAACTGGCAACATGGTCAACCAGATTGGGTTTGTTGTACATCCAAAGATTGAACAAGCTGGAGCATCTCCAGATGGTTTGGTTGATAATGATGGACTCATAGAAATCAAATGCCCTAATACCAGTACGCACTTAGATACACTTTTGTCTCAAAAAGTACCATCCAAATACATTACACAGATGACTTGGCAAATGCTTTGTACAGGTAGAAAGTGGACAGATTTTGTGAGTTATGATCCTAGATTACCTGATAATCTACAACTCTTTATTCAACGTATACCATTGGATACAGAGTACGGCAAAAAGCTAGAGTCTGAGGTAAAAGGGTTTTTGGAAGAAGTAAACGAAAAAATAGTTAAATTAAGGAAAATAAATGTCTAAAGTAACGCAAGAAGTCACAGCTGTCGTTGGAAAGTTTAAAGACCAAAATGGTCAGGAAAAGAACCGCTATCAACGAATTGGGTCAATCATTGAAACGAAAAACGGCCCAATGCTAAAAATTGACAACATTCCTGTTTGTGAGCCTGCTTGGTCTGGTTGGGCATACTTGAATGAGCCAAGAGAAAAGAAGCCTGTTGACGACATTGGTTTTTAAGTTTTTGGGCGGTCTACTGTGTTAGCTACAGTATCTCAAATAGGTTAAGTCATATTTGGAGAATGGGAAACGCTGCTTTATGCGAACCGCCCAATTTAATGATAAATAAAGGTAAATTATGAAAACATTTAATATATTTGAAGAGTTGAGCGCAATGGTTAGTCGTGGATTTGCTCGTGCTACAGACCCACAAACGTCTAAAGAAGCTGGGGCAAGTGTCAATGTCAGTAAGATAGAAAAAGTCGTTCTAGATGCGATTAAAGCCTTTCCTGGCGGTTGTATATTGCAAGACATAGAACACGCATTGCCAGAGATCAGACAAAGCTCTATATCTCCCAGAATTCGTCCATTGATTCGCAAAGGATTAATCATTGATACAGGCAAAGTCAGACCAAGTTTTAGTGGTAGAAACCAACGTGTTTTAAAGGCACTTGTATGACTAAAGAATATACTTTTCATTCACCGCCTAAGCCAAATATAAAGTTTAGACTTGGCAAAGATAGCAACATAACTTTTCACAGTTATTCACCAAAACTGCCTAATGCTTTTCAAAGATGGATGTTAAAAATATTGTTGAATATTTATATGGAGTTGATATGACTAAAGAAGTAATGAAACTGCCGCTATCGGAACAATTGCGCCAAATTCCTGATGACATTCGTATCGGTATTTCAACCAAGAACGCAATCGGATGCAACGACACAACATGGATTTCCGTCGGAGCTTTGTGCCATGAAGCCGCAGAAGCACTGGCCAAGCAAGAGCAAGACGAGCCTGTGGCATATTTCAATCCGCAAAAAGGCGGTTTTTACTGGGCAAAGCCAACAAAGATTGAAGCACCAGTATCAGTCGATGTTGAGCCATTGCCTCTTTACACCACACCACAAGGGTGCGATGAATGTGGGGTTGGTGGTGGTTATGCGCTGTATTGCCTTGCGTGCGCTGAAAAGTTTTTTGGTAATAAAGAATGGGTAGGTTTGACATCAGAAGATATTTATGCTTGTGATGAACAATCTAAACTTCCTAAGTATGAAATTACCAATGCTGACTTACAAGCATTTGCTTACGCCATCGAAGCTAAATTAAGAGAGAAAAACACATGATTGAATACGACTTTGAAGGATATGCCAAGTCTCAAATTGATAAAGCATTAGGTTATTTAGAAGGATTTAGTAAGGGATACCATCAAGCTAAATCAGAATGGGTAGAATTGACTGATGAGGAAATATTAACTGAATGGTTCAAAATTTTTGCTCCTGAACCTGGTATTGGAAAAAATGTTACTAGTGGTGTATTTGAATTTGCAAAGGCAATATTAAAAATAGCACAAACAAATTGCAACAAATTTTGTGGTGAAATTGAGTGCAAAGAAAATAAAACTGGATGTAAAAGGCAAAAAACAAATGAAACATAAGAACTATGACGTAATAGTAGCTTGGGCAAATGGTGAAAAGATTGAATACAATCATCCTAAAAATGGTTGGATTGAAGTTCATGGTGCAACTCCAAACTTTGGTGGGACTGTACAATTTAGGATTAAGAAACCGCCACAAGATTTTGCCATTGCTGCCAATGTCGTTTTCAATCAAAAGACCAATGGCGAATATTTAGACTTTAGTAAATACGGCAAACAAAACGTGGAGTTTATATTTGACGGAGAAACTCAAATGCTAAAGGACGTTAAATGCTTAATTTCCTAACGATTGTGTCAATATTACTTTTGTGTGCATTTGTGTTATTTATGATACTTTTGGGCTTTTTTGCGTTGTTTATGATACTTTTGTTGTATTTAAATTAAAAAATATTTGTAAATAAAGATAATGAAAGTTTCATAAAACTCAACTAACATTTAACAGCAATTTTGCAGATTAACACAGGGAATGTTAAATGGAACACAATCTAGTTATTGAAGGTTACGATTTCAAATTGGAAGTTGAGTGCGAAGATTTTGCTTTTATCGCTGCTATCCAAGAATTTGTAGCTTCTATTGTTGCTGATGCTGAAGAAGAGTACGAAATTATTTGGGAAGACGAGACAGAAGACGAAATCGAAGAGTAATTAAATTAACCTAGTGGGGATTAGTCTCCATTAGGTTACTTAATGTGTTACTTTGTGTCTAGTATTGCTTTACATTAATAACTTCGCCTCGAAACTGAATAGTGTCTTTGGTATGCACCATAGCCAGTTCGGGCATTAACATGACACCATTTTTAAAGGTAAGAATGGCAAACCCTGATCTCCAGTTGACAGGGTTTTGTTCTACATAATCAAACTGTGGGCCGTAAATGTCTGCCAAAGTACCTGTATCGACTCCGTACCTGATTCCGTTGTAGTCGGTATAGGGTGTTACTTTAAGTGAATGTAGATGCCCTGTAACCATGCTAACCCCGCTTGTTGCCGTATTATTGTGGGTAGCGTGTATTCCCCCCTTATTGCGGTGTTTGACGATTACAGACTCATTTAACCATACTGACCAACAGGGTTTCCAAGATGGGAAATGATCTTTTAGATTAAATCCAGCAACCTTTTCATACATGGGAGCGTGGGATGATAGATAGGTAGAGAACCTAGCATCATGATTACCAAAGCTCCAATACAAATGTACGTTATGTCTTACGGCTTTAGCAACTTCTTCTATTTCACCCATTGATGCAGAACAGGCTTTTAATTCTTCTACAACTGAAGGTTCTCTGCCTGACCCCCACATAATTGATTTATGAGTGCTACAACTTGATCCATCAAATACATCCCCATTAGCTATAACTGCTTTGGGTGCTAATGTGGATATTGCCCACAATAATCCTTTAAATGCAGTAGTACGGATGCCAGGCCAGAAATGTGCATCTGAGAATACTACGACTGATCCGTTGAGTATGCCAAGGTCTATCTTTCTTTCTATCTTATGATAATCCACATGACCAGTTGGGATTACAAACCCCTTTTCTTCCATTCTTTGTTTTCTTCTGACTAGATTTCTTAAATCTACGTTAAGAAACCTTGCTGCTGCTTTAGCACTTCCATGTTTTTGAAATGCTTCGAGAATCTCTTCGTCAGTATGTTTTATCATATAAACTTGAAGTAAAGAATTAACTGTCGTTTATAACATTAATTTGT